CCGTTTCATAGTATATGTATTATAGCGTAGAAAGAGCCAAGAGTCAACCGTTTTTAGAGCTTATTTGGCTCTTTATCTGCGAAAAAGTGTTGTATTTTAGCGACTATTAGCGATTTGCTAGGTCTCTTGCGTGTCTTAGCCCTTACCCAAGGCTTTACGACTTAACCCATCAAGCCATAGTAATATATCATCATTGACTAACCGAATCTCCATTGCATCTTGCTCGCCAAATATACGAAAATATCCAGCGCCATGATAATATGGCCAATCGAGGTGCTGTTCAAGACCTATTAAATGCCCAGGTTTTGGTGACCATCCCGGTGGACATTGGAATGACCAATATCTAAAGTGCGGTTTCATTAGCTCCCATCCGAAACTTGTAAGCCGTAAACCTTTATGCTTACCTGGCTTATAATTCTTAAAGATCGAATAAGGAGTTATCTTAGTATTCTCCCAGATAGCTGGAAGTGGATACTTTGCTAAGAAATCACTTATCTTTATAGCTAGTACCTGACTCACTCAGTTTACGTCCTTGCTTTAGTTCAATAACAGAAAAGTCTTCTGTTTTAAATAACTTGTTTAGTTTGTCTGCTAAATTGAAGGCATGTCCGGGATTGGAGAACGACACCTTTTTGTATTTTGGTCCAGGATAGCTAATTAGACTATTTAATGTACGTAGATTTATTGGCTTATCTTTGTAGAATACAGCATATATTGCATCTGCTGAAAGTACCTCGTCACTTTTGTAAGTGCGAGGATTTGTATAGGTTAAAAGTACGTTAGGTTTAGGTCTGCTCATTATGTACTTATTTATCATAAGTGCGTATATAATGGTTAGTTAGATAGTATCGCGTACTTCTATGGCTTTAAACTTATCGCCATGCACTACAATGCAGCTAGTTTCTTTTTTACTAAGCGGGCTAGCAACAATAGTCCACGTTCTTGAATCAACATTGACCCAAATAGATACCATGATAATGCCGTCCATTGACCCAACACCAACTATTTGCTCGCCGCCCGCTTGCAACTCTTTGCCAAGTTGCGTAGTTTCACCGCAAACCCATTTGGTGTCAAGATTGAATACTTCTGCTGCAACTGGCCACGAACAAACGACAACGAAGCCAACTAGGAATCCAATTCCCAGTTTAGTTGTAAGCGGCCGCCAGCCATTCAGTATGTTGTTGAGCATTATCACTTGCCTTTTGTAAATCATATTTACCACAGAACTTCATGAAGTGTGGTCCTACTGAAGGATACTTTGCTTTCTGTACTGCTTCAGCAATGCCTGCATCAAGTATATCTTTAATATTAGCTGGCTGCGCATTTAAATCAATAATAGCACGATTCCGTTCGTAATCATCACGTACCAAATGCTCAACTTCCTCATGGTCGGTCCAACGCTGAAGCATGAGATTGTTCCACATGAAGCCTTTGTTATTACGATCTGCAAATGCTTCTTGTAAGCCCACTTTATTCTTTGTACCTTTGGTACGCACACCAGGAAATGCAGAGAAGATGTTATCGCTTGTGTCGCCGCGCATACACTTTTCAAACAGCAACCATTCTGGATCTGGAGCAGGCTTCACTTCTTTTGTTTTCTTATCTTTCACTGGCTTACCCTTTTCGTCAAAGTAGCCTTCATGTGTAGTAAGCACACCGGAGATACCATTGAACAATTGCACATTAGGAGCAATGAGCTGTTCAAAGTCTGTGTCGCTTGAAACAATAATATGATTATCACTTGGATGTAATTGGATCCAACGTGCAATAAAGTCATCTGCTTCGGTCACCCCATTACGCAGGACTGTTACATTAGTGCGAGTACTAATATATTCGTGGAACTTATCAAAGGACTCCCAGAATAGTTTTTCTTCTTCTGCTTCCTTTGGAGTATGTTTAGCTCGACCCTCGGACCGATTGGCCTTGTAGGGTTTATACACATCTTTGCGCCATGAACGACCTTCAAATGCGAAAACCACGTGCTTGCCCTTACGTTCACGCCATTGGCGTAACACCGAAGCAAGGATAATATGGTAGCACATAGCTACACGCTCTTCAGGGTCACCCGAACGGATTACGTGCCGGGCACGGAAGAATAAATTTGCTGCGTCAACGATTAAATATGTCATACGTATATTATAGCATCAAAATGATAGGTCGTCAATGATTATTGTTCTTTGGTCCGATTATTGGTTGCCATGCGGCCTGCGTCAGCAACAAAATCACCAGCGGCTTGACCGTCCATACTCACGTTACGGCACATATCAGTGAACCACTGATCCACAATCTCTTCTGGACTTGAACCTTGATATCCGCCACTTCGCAAAAAGTGTACAAACGCAGGATTCCATTCAAGTTCAAAATAGCCTTGTTTTGGGTTGTCAGGCGCAAGGTGCGCCTGTACTACATTTACCCACGGCTCGGGGCTATCCTTCATTGACTTTGCAGTCTGCTTCTTTTTAAACAGATTCTTTAGTGACTCAAACATTTAAGCATCCTTTCCAAAAATATCTTCTTCTCGTTGTTTTAATTGTGTCAACACTTGTTCTCTCCAAGCAGTTGATTGACTATACCATTCACTGCGTTCTTCTGGTGTACGATAGCAGCCGATACAAATATCAGCATTATCAGATACACAAATCCCCACACATGGGTTTGTATTATTTGCATGATCATCATTCATTGTAACAGGCTACTCCAGTTCTTTAACAGTATTTTTTATTGCTTCAGCAAAGTTCAGTGCTGATTGTTTATTTAAAATCATATGATGCTCTTGTTTATGAACACCTTTAAACAAGATATCATACACAGCACTGACTTTGTCGCCCCAGCCTTTCCATAATGGAGTCCAGGTAGTAACATAGAAACTTACTTCAACGTCGGGAATATCTTTATCACGCTGTACTTCAATCCACATCTTTACAGCATGGTCATCGCTGGTACAATCACATTCAACATTAAAAACTTTAGCATCTCCAAAATCATTGTCAATGCTGATACCCTGCGCTGGTCGTTGTGCTTTCATTGGATCTCCTCCGGTGTATGATGTTCCAAACATGCTGGTCCTTAAAACAAATCAATCTTTTCCCACGGCAAATAGTCTTTACCAAAGTGGCCGTAATTGGTAGTGCTACTGTAGATAGGACGGAATAGGTCAAAGCGGTCGATAATACCTTTTGGTGTCATATCAACTAAGTCCTGCACCGTAGCAGTAAGTTTTCTACTATCGCCATTGCTTTCAATATAAAAGCTCATTGGTTGTGCCATACCAATTGCATAGCTAATCTGAACGCTGGCCCAATCTGCATAACCACCAGCCACAATGTTCTTAGCAATCCAACGTGTTAGATAAGCAGCACTTCTATCAACCTTAGTGGGATCTTTACCTGAGAAAGCACCTCCACCGTGAGGACTATAACCACCGTAAGTATCAACAATGATTTTACGTCCAGTGAGACCACAATCACCATCAGGGCCGCCAACCACAAACCGGCCAGTAGGATTAATATAAAATTCAGTGTCATTGTCTACAAGCGTTCCTGGCAAAATATTTCTAATAAATGCGCTGACAACTTTACGAACAGTTTCGATATCTGTTTCTTCGGAGTGCTGTGTGCTACAAACTACTTTGGCAATGCGATTTGGAGTACCATCATCGTTGTATTCAAATGTCACTTGACTCTTTGCGTCTGGTCCGAGAAACGTTAACAGTCCATTCTTACGTGCCTGTGTCAGTCCTTCGACAATTTTATGACTCCAATAAATTGCACTTGGCATATAGGTGTCAGTTTCTTTACACGCATATCCAAACATTAGACCTTGATCGCCAGCGCCAAAGTTATCAGTGCCCATTGCAATGTCTGCACTTTGTCCGTGTAGTAAATTTGTAATCTCTGCGGTGCGCCAATCAAAGCCAGATTGTTCGTAGCCAACGTCTTTAATAACTTTACGAATAGCACTATCAACTTCTTGTGTATTCAATACGCCCTTGTATTCGCCTGCAACCACTACGCGATTGGTGGTGACTAATGTTTCGCAAGCACAACGTAATGCAGTGTCTTGTTTTGCCATAATCAAATCGAGAACAGCATCGCTGATTGCATCAGCTACTTTATCCGGGTGTCCTTCTGACACTGACTCACTTGTAAATAGATAACTCATTTATTCCTTTAATTCAATATCTTACTTACCTACTCTATTAGAGTGGTGTTGTATTACTTGCCCCAACCGTTTGACCAAATGTCAACGTGCAGTCGAGGGCTATAACGATATCCACGTGCCATTGCTTCATCTGCAATATGTCGTGTGTTTGAGAAGTACGCTTTGTCAGTTCCACCAACTGGCATAACATAAACTTGTCCACCAAAGCCCGCTGCACGATATTCTGCAACTGCTGCATCAACTTCATCAAAGTCCAGGATGTTGTCAATGACAAACTTTAGGTATGTATGCCCAAGTGATTGGTACTCTACTATCACATCTGGTTTAATAGCATCACTCCACTTCTCGCCACTTGCACTTAGCTTTGGGCTCACGCTGAATGTAAGGTAGTCGCGATCTCGTCCAAAGCGAGTCCACTCTTCGAACATGTATGTGTAAAATTCTTCATGCAACGGTTGGGTACCATTTGTTTCAAATGTCAAGTTATGCAAATCTGCCATACGTGGATTGCTTAACAATGCAGGATAGAGTTGCTGCCAGCCTAACAATGGTTCGCCACCAGTGATAACCAAATGCACATCGTTGCCATTCTTTTGCACCCATTCGTGATTGGGAGTAAGGTCAAGCATTGTATCAATGCTTTGCTCGACACTATAGCTTGGGCTTAGATGTTTAAAAGCAGGATGCCACGATGCATAACTATCGCATCCTGTTGTTGCCAATGGCAAGTCGTTGAACGTTTTGTATAAGTGAACTACCTTTCCAATGTCATCTGGCTCAGTGGTCTTTTCCCCAACTGGCAATCCAAAACCAGGACATTTGAAGTTGCAGCCAAATGTTCGAAAGAACACACTTGGTACTCCAATAAATCGACCTTCGCCCTGTGCAGAGTAAAATACTTCGCTTACTTTAAATTCATTCATAGATGTTAGACCATTTCTTTAGTTTTTCAACCTTAGCTTGCTTGGCAAGATCCAAGCCTTCTTTAGTTACAATGTTCTTTGATTGTAACAGATCTACCATTGCAAGTAAATCACCAATTTCGCCTTCTAAGTGCTGTGCATTAGTTAGGGGTTTCCCCGGCTTCATGTTATCCAAACCAAAGCGATTACACTTGCTGATTGCCTGGATCACTTCTGCACATTCCTCGCTGAGGATGTTCATAATTTCGTATAGTTTGTTATCCATTTGTATCCCTTGTTATTTCAGTAATATCGTATTCGTCACCGTCAAAGAAAGTGGCCATGTAGTGGCAGTTGCCGTACTGGTAATGATTTGTAATAAACCGTTGGTTATTGGTTTGATGACCAATGTCAAGAAACTGTAGTATCATCCACATCTCTTCTTTCTCTTGACCTGCCAATGTGCGTTCATTGGGTCTAATTATTCCTGCGCTAACTAAAAATGCGTATGCTTCTTCTTTAGTTCGTGACTTAAAGTCCATTAGTCAACACCCACATGAAGATATCGGGCCCGTCTAAAATTACCATATCGCTTGCGTACTTCAATCGTTTGCTACGATATTTCTGACCAATAACTTCAATGGCAACCATCTTAGGTGTGAAACGCTTTACTTGTGCAATGCACATGCAACCGTCGCTTACTGCAACATACTGCCCTTCTTTAAACTCGCGACCAAGTACATCGCGATGTATCTCAGTTGGTACAACACTCTTGATAGGTTTCTTTACTTTAGGAGTTGACATTTTTAAATTTCATGTAAGGGGTAATGTCGTTATCAAAAATCTGTGCCATTTGGTTCCATAGCGACTTAGCCTCTTCTTCTGACATTCCAGAGCTAAGAGCAGTGACATCACCCTTACGGAGACCGTAATCATGCCGCCAAGTGTAGCACATGCTGGTAATGAGTTGCTCTCTTGTTTTCATCTTAGCCAACTAATTCGTGTTGTGCAACTGCATTGCGTAGCACAATTTCTACCATTTGATTTAGTGTTACATCACGTTCGTGTGCAAGCTTCATTAGTTCAAACATTTCATCATCATCAAGAGTTAGCGGCACACTAACCCGTGTGTCGTAATCCTCACCTGCTGCAATGGCCAAACACTTTTGGATGAAATCATCGTCAACTTCAAGGTCAATGTAATCAACTTCATCCCATGCTTCTTTTCTATTAACGCCGCGATGTTTAGCTTCCTTCTTCATTTTCTTTTGGAAGTTTTCGTTAACCATACGATATGCACGATTATGAATGTAGTCGTGTGCTTGAACTTCATACACTTCTTGAGTCTTAGTATCAAATGTGATTGAAAAGCTGTGACCATCTTGCTCGCCGTTCCACGAGTCTAACATGTAAGCATCGGGACCGTAACACTGCCAACCGTATTCGCTACCTTCAGTGATACGGTAGTTGACCATTTCCATCCACTCTTTCATTTCAATCATGTTGTTTCCTTTGTGTTTACTCTTAAAATATTTTGCCACATTGTGGCCCACGGTCTCATTGACTTATCAATGATTACCATCCTTTGATTCTGCATCTCGCCGTAAAAACTATCAATGCCAGCCATTGGTATCGATATGCGGGCTTGCTTATCACCATCTGCACTTGTGATGCTTGTAATGTTTAGTTTCTGTATCAATCGCAATAACGGAACGTTATCAGGTAAGCATACAGAATACATCTGACGGATCCCACGATTACGTAACATGTCAACAGTGTATCGCAATAATCGTTCTGCGAGGCCACTGCGTCTTGCTTCGATTAAAGTGCTAATGCCAATTTCAGCACACTCTGCATCAGTTTCGATTGCAAGGTGTATTGCAGCAACAATTTTATTACTGGAGACTGATTCTCTTATACCAAGTATAAAATCAGTCTCGGGGATTGATAACGCATATTTTTCCACAGACTCGTCATTGGAACTATATCCAAATCTCCAATGACGGGCTTCTGTATCAAGTGAACATAAATGTTCAGCTAATTCTTGTCTCGAAATATTTTCAATTGCTGGCATTATACTTCCAATACAATATTAGGGTTCCAGCCACTATCTTCGCTGTAACCATCACTTACATAACCACGTGGGTTACATACAACTCGGGTCTCACCAATTGTATAATCAAACGGATGATGAGTATGTCCATGTGTCCACAGTTTGATCTGAGGATGATCCATAATGAACTCACTCAAGTCACTGTGGTAACCACCGTTCATCAAGTATTGATCTTTGTACATCGGATGAGCACTTTGGAAGCTGGGCGTATGATGCCCAACTACAACAAACTTCCGATCATGCTGTTCTGCCAATACTGTTCTAAAGTAGCTTAGTGTACGAGCATGACGATCCACAACATCTCTAGCACTCATTGGTGCATAGTTACGCTTATCGTTTTTAATGATACGGAAGTCGTTCATCATGCCTTCAATAGCATGCATGGTCATTGGATCACCTTTGTTCATGTTAGTCCACAATGTGGCGCCAACAAATGTCACATCATCAATAACTTTAG